CAGACTGCGTTCCAGTGCCCAATGGATCCAGTTCCTCAAGAAGTGAATCAGTGGGCAAAGGCATTGTATTTATTATTTGCAGCGGAGTCGTTGGTATCAGTTACATTATGTCATATATCGTGAACATGTATGCTATTGTGTATGTCTTTCGTTCTCAGTTATCTGCTAAAAATTGGATGGTTAAATAAATTAAATAAGTATCAACTATTACTATTTTGTTTAATTTTCCATTATCTAGTATTTTAGAGATAAAAAGTCAGAAGAATCCAAACTGTCTAACAAAAAAATCTCTGTAAAATAATAATTTATAGAGCAGAATAAAGTTCTATGTCTAATATACGAGTTAACGAATACTCTGTATGCAAGTAAAACCTATTGACTACAGAAAAAAAAGGATTTTTTTCTATCGATACTCAAATTAGCCGTGTAAACAACTCTAACTACAAAACTGTCACTATATACAAAGTGAGATTGACATTAGGGGAGATGAACATACAGTAACACCGCTACCATACGATACCACGAAGATTTTTGATTCGCAGTCTTATACAAGTTACATTAGCAGTATCTTTCACCGATGATCTTTCGGGTTTAAAATTGCAATACTCTGGCGCTAGCTTCTGGATCAAAATATGAAGCAATATTGCACAATTCATATGCAAGATATGTGTTACTAATTTCTTACAGCGAATTTTAGTTAATTTTGAACACTATGACGCAATAATATTGTAAGCAAATCTTACGCAAGCATTGCTTAATATTGTCACTAAGGAACTAGTCCGAAATGTCAAAAATGTCAATTGACGATTCACGACGATTTAAAACTATCAAAAACTTAATCGTTTTAAATTCTCTCGAATCGTTAGTTGACGATTCACCACGATTAAAAACGATTAAAAATTTAATCGTTTTTAATCTTCTTTAATAATCAATTGACGATTCACGACGATTTAAAACGATTAAAAATTTAATCGTTTTTAATCATCAATTGACGATTCATGACGATTTGTGACGATTAAAACAGTTTTAATCGTCACAAATCGTTTTGTTTAATCAGGGTAATTTGAACCAGTGACTCAAATTAGTGTTATCATAATACCTATATCCTGCCGGGACGTTGATAGCGGCTAACATTAGTTCTCGGTATGAGTTTTCGAAGTCATGTTTTCCTGGTTTGGTATCCATTAGGTAGTGTGAGTCAGATAAATAGTAATAGTTATACTACTTTAGTTCTGACCAAGTGTCCCTGCTAAATCCATGCGACTGAAATCTTTGAAAGCAAAAGACAACAGGGTCACTGCAGCCAGCTACCCTAGCGGCAGTTTCTTCAACCAATGAATCCGTGTTTCTGTGATTAACTATCAGCATTTTCCTAATCTTGGCAGTGTCTGAGTACTTAAATAATTTAGAGTTTAAATGAGGGTGTGAAGAATAATACGAATACGTTAATATGCAAAATTATTGTTTATTAGTAATTTATCAGTCCGTTAATTAGTCCAATTTCCATTTATATGTTACGCTCTACATGCCGATGATTGTTTCAGAGAACTCCAAGTTTTCAGATACATTGGGACAGTCTTCAACTTTGATGCAAGTATCTGATTTATCTCTAACGTACCCCTTTTCACACCAGCATACTGTTGTAAACTGTAACAAAAAAAAACAAATAGCTACAGAATAAAAGTAAAGACATATAACTTGGTGTTTATTTAATTCCACAACTCTAAACTTTGCTTGCTTTGCGGCGTTAATTACTTCATACCTGTCACAATACTAATTACGCTTTCAATAGGAGCCCTTATAATTTTTAGATTCTATTTTGACGTGACCCGTGACTCTTATCAGTTCCGGTCAATTAAATGTGATTCGGGATTTATCCAAACACAACACGGGCATGACACTGTTTTAATTTTTATCAGTATTTAAAATATTTCTTACTTTAAAGCAGAATGTTGGGTTGTGATCATCACAGCGCTCTTCACACCCACGCCGCATGGAGTCGTAGGCCTCGTTTTCACCACAAAAGCCATCTTTCCAAGAGTCACTGTTGATGGGCGAAGTTTCGATCCCTTAAAAAAATAAAAAAATAATATTAATACCTATTTCACTAGCTAATATCTAGATGGTGGTGTTGAATAAAAAAATATTACACATATTGGATATACATATATTATTTATACTTACCAATAAAGGCGATGCAAGCGACGAGCAGAACAAGTGCGAACTTTTCTGACATCATGTGGCCTTTAGTATTAACTTCTTTCCTACGATAAAGTTAATTAACGACTATAACTTAGATTAATATTGCAACTGGTTATATAGGCACAACAATTAATTTTGATGACGTAAAAGAGTTACTCAACTATTTTTCTATCTAGCTGTATGCCTAAATATGAACTCTAGTTTGTCATAATTTCAATATTTTCATAATATTTTTCAACGTTTATCGGGCGTACATTCCGATGCGGTTTTCCTGTTTTCAGGTTTGCGTTAGAATTTAAATTTTTAATAATATTTATTATTGATTTTGAATGATGCAATAAACTTCTGCGTTCCCTACCTACTTTACGTCGTGTTTGAAATACAGATATCTTTTCTTTTTTTTGAAAAAGCTTCAATGTCGGCGACAAAGTTGTTCGACATAAATGATACAGTCTAAGGGTGGGGAAATGTCACGCCTAAGACTTGAAATTGAACCTGTCTTCAGTACTTGATATTGAAGTCAGAATAGCGAGCAGACGTTACTGGTAGACTAACTAAATGTACTAGTCAGGTGTCCTAAGGTTATTTCGTCCATGATGCAGTTGCAGTATCTTAGGCAGATTCGGTGTAGGCAAATAAGTCGGCCTCAGCTTAATTGTTCAGTAACAGCGTTCATGATGAAACTGGAAACGAAAACAAGCATAGAGAGGACAGGTTGAGGCTAGCTGACACTTTTATAGCCGAATAAATCTCAACGGCTTAATAGTTTACTGCTTTCAAATGACCTGTTGAGATATATGATATGCAAGCTGTTTATTCGTTTCATGTGTTCAAGTGTTTATGTTGGCATAAAAACGCAATAATGAGCCACTTTTATGATCATTACTATTGGTACAGAGTATAGATTGATGTGTTTTTTAGTGGGGGATACGTAGATAAATGAAGAAACCCAAAGTAATATAACAATAGAGAGTATTTATTTTCTAGAATATTTAGAAAGTCTTAACCACATTTTTTCCACATACGTTAACAATACATTAAATTTCGTTTTTGACGGCGGAACACTTTCAGTCAGATACTTTATGAATATCAATTCTTCTGGATTACAAGAAGAGTCTTGATTTTTTATAAACATCAGTCCTTTAGCGTAAGAATCTGGAAAAAGAGAAATGATAATTAGTTATCAGAAAAAAGTATGTTTTTCGTTGGTGTCATGAGCTTAAACGAGTGCTGCAGTTAAAGAGGTACAAGTTTATCATTCTACAGGCTACTTAACGTAATTTTAAAAATGCTACTGTACGATGGATGATGTGGCTCAGTGGATATAGAAAAATAGGGAGAAATACGATTTTATTTAGATGGCTCCTTCCTCATCCTTTTCAATCTCCTCCATGTATAAACACATTGGATTAGATTTGGATTTAGTTGGTTTATACTGGGCACTCAGCTAGTGAGCCATCGAACGCGGGCTCACTAAGGACTATTTTCTAGTTATCGGAGAGGATCGCGGTCCTGGCGGTCATTGTTTATTAGGCCTTGCTTTGTGTTGATCCACCTAACGACGAACTTAGACGAGCCCACTGTTTTTCCGACAACTATTTATAATTTAGCTAAATTATTGTGAAAATAAAATTCATTGGTGTATGCCCACATGCATGAACACATACTTTCCTACTTTGCAGCATTATTTAGTGTCATGTTTATTTTGCTTTGGTGTAGTAGACTTAAGACAGTGCTGAAGTCAACATACAGGTTTGTCATTCCATAGGCTTAGGTTCGAAACCTGGTGCAGATGGGTAATATTAAAATCCCCACTAGCAAGCGGCAGGTCACTTGTAATGGCCGAATTAACTGACAGGGGTCCCCTCACAGTGTGATTGTAATACAGTATGTAAATGCGATCAGGAAATTAGTAAGTGGGTTCGAGCAGCATGGTTAGGTAGGAGAGTTTAGAAAAGAGAAAAGATTGGGAAGATTGGATAGAGACTAGGGTTAAGACAAAGTAACGGTTGGAATGTCAAACAAGGGCGCCAGATTATTAACTTGATAGCAATGATTTTTGAAATGTTGGAGTCGTAATGACTCACCTGTTTCGTGTTCGATAGGTACCACGATATTCATTCCAGCCGTTTATTGGTGGTTCACAATTAATGATATTTTTGAAGGAACGGACTATTTCAGTTCTTGGTGGATACGGCACTGTCACTTCAGCTACATCTCGTTCAATAATCCACCAACTGGGAATACACTTGTACGGGTTCCTCCCATACGTCGATACTCCAGAGAATTTAACTACCGTGAACTTTTTCGACATTTTAGATGGCAGTGGTCTGCAGGTGATCTTATTTTCCCGAAAATTAGTACTCTACTGGTCAGAAAATTTTTCCTGGAGAACTTATATAGTCTTAACACTTGGTGGCTGCGTAATAAACTTTCAGACTGTTTCATTTGAGTGGAATTCGACGAGTAGATAATAAAATCTGGAGTATATAAAAATGTTTTTTCTTGTAAGACGAGACTCAATGTTCGAGTCTGAAAATATAAGCCACTGCAAACCGTTCAAGTGGGAGGCGAATCTAAGGCTAGATTCACAAGAGGAATTATTCATATATTGCTGCATTTAGATAAAAGACAGTAAATGCCCCTTGAAAAAGGCGGTGAGTCGATCCTGTTAGTATTCTAATAAGTAATCGTATTTTGAAACATACACTAATTAGTAATTACTGCATCTTTCGAAATGGACTTACCGGTTTTTAGACGAGAACAGAATATCAATAATTGTTTCTAAACTACCTCACACATCAACGATTTTTTTTTGTGTATGGCGCTACTCTAACCGGTCCTGAAGAAAAAATTATCAACAGGAAAGATAATCTCGAAATAACTAGTGTATGCATGCACCTTTTGTATGATTCCATCGGGTTTTTTCTGCAAATGAAATCCATCTTCACGCAGTGCGTTAAGTAGTAAATATTTTATTATGATCTTCTCGACAACCATATGGATTGAAATTTATTGCTACGTTCCACTATTTCGTTAAATAAACAACTTGATGGATTCTTAAATTAGTAACGATTGGAAAATTATTATTGTTTTTATTTGAAGAGAATCAGCTGCAAAAATAATAACAACTTTAGGGACTAGGTTCTATTTGATTCGTTGATTTTTTTTAAATTAGCGTGAGAGCCGATCGGATAAAGTACTACATTTTTATGTCAATCGTAAAAAACACTTCGGGTTCGCGATTGTACATTAGATGGCTATTACTTATCCGTAAGTGATTTATCTATGATCTACTAAAGCTCCGTTATTGGATTTGTAACGTTCATATCCAGTTTGGTTTTCGAGAAAACTAATGCAAATTCGAGTGCGTATTATTCATTTAGATACTAAGTCGCATTTAAAGATTAGTAGACTTAATTATTTTTATAGATATGGTAACTAACTATCAACTAATCAAATAAAGAATGACGGATTAGTTTTTGCGGGAACGCTTAGCGATGTACTGGTGAAGTACTTCAGCTGCTTCGCTGATATGTGGGCGCAGCTGTTGAGATAGTTGGTTCTCTGTTGAAACTGGTGATACTAATGTCGGATAAGATGAAGCTCGGATCATGAACTGATTCTTATAGAATTGATCATTTTGATTAACTAATGCTGTCTGTTGATCATTGCCGACTGCACAGTAAATGGTAACAGAAGATCCGAAACTTTTTGCGGAATATATTGAGGAATTCGAGTGATGTAAATCACTGTACGCTCTTTTGGTTCCGCTGATCTTGTTATAAAGATTTGAATCTTCTGATATCGCTCGAGACATTGATTTCTTATTATCAGCCATCTTAAATTATTTTCATCGATGTTCGTAGTTAAGAAATTTTCTCTGTTTTCTGTTTGACAACTTTGTTTATCTGTAAAAAAATAGTTTTTATTCAAATTGGCTAAGCACATACTATTATTCTATTTTACTATGAGAAAATAAAACCATCCCATGGTCCAGGTTATTTTCAAAGAAACAAGAAATTCAAAATCAGTCGGTCAGGCATAATGCTATAASACAAGATGAACGAGAAAATTTTTYAACGTCGAAAAGAAAATAGAATAAGGCTATCATTATTAACTGACTCATTGTTTCTTCATCTAAATGATTCTATTGGATAAAGCGAAAAGGTTAAKTYTTCATTAAATCATAACTTCAACCCATTAAACTGTTCATAAAATAAAAGAACTGATAACTCACCGCTTCAACTGCTGCTTCGTTGTAAAAATAGTTCAAACTACCGTAAACACTATTTATCTATTCTAAAAGTATCTACTAGCCGGGTGGCACCCCGAGACAATGTTCTAGAATACAAGTCGTACTCAGACTAAATCGTAACTATCACGCCAGAACTTATATTATTCAGATAACGAGTTCTAATTTGAAATAAATGAGTTCAAGTACTACACACGATTTTGTTATAACAACACGTTCTGACGTCGTTTTATTTTCATAATTTATATCACCAATACGGTTCATCGGAGCACGTAACACCGATTTTGAATGTAAAAACATCTATTTCTGAAACTAACAAAGAAATAAATAAGAAATACCGTGCATTTATGAATGTTTTTTTCTTGATAGTTATCCTAACACCTACATAGCATTCCAATGATAAAAGCATCATAAAAAATTGTARAATCCRAACGAGAATACCTAGAACAGTAACATCAAAATAAAGATATAGTTGATATCCTACTTTATTTTGGTATCATTTTTCTATGGCATACTTTCTGTTCAATTTGCTTTCATCTTGTTGCCATCGATATGTACAAAAATATAAATATCTACGGAACCTAAAGAATAATGACAGAATAATTACTTTGCTTATTTCTCTGTTATCTTGAATAATAGCCAATTGACATCAATCGCGGTCACACATAGACGAATGATAAATTGCAATCCGTGAACTTTTCATTGAACTTGACCTCAATAAGGCATCAATCTTCTATGATAGGTCAATCTTGTTTATAAACTTAGAGCGCTAACATACCAATGCTTGTAAATTAATTGTTATGTGCTTAATCTTTACAAAACAGCCGATTTAGCAGTTCCGCGTTATCTTAATTAGTATCAGATAATTGATGGGCAAATTTTATCTTCTTAATCATAGTGGGTAGGTTCATTGATACTTCTTAAAATAAATAATTTTGTTGTTGATAAGATAAACATTAAAAGGGACTACAGATTAGAATTAAAGCTTTATGAGAAGACCTAACTGTATCGCTGAAATTTTGCGACAGCATACTCAAATAATCGAAGAATCAAACAATTACTATTATTTGAAGATGAAAACTAAAGACAATAAATCACAAGGGCCCCTACGCTCTCTGCTCTGCCTTCCGAAGAACGTTAATCAAAAAACCGACAGCGCTTTTTGTAGCGTTGATGGCTATAATGTGAAAAATAAGTTTCTATGCACTCGCAGTCCGAACCAAGACAGCTTGTACCAGTTCTGGAGCATGGCGTATAAAAAGAATATTCATATCATCGTTATGTTATCTCCGATTGATAATCTGATGAGACACCGATACTGGAGCTTGGAAGAAGACGAAGTGTTTGAATGCCGTGAATTTAGAAT